ATTTCCAATGTTAGCCTGAGCCTGCTCTAATCTCTGAGAAGCTAACTCATATTTTCTTTTTGCTTCATCTGTTGCAAACTGCTTGTATGTATTTATAGCCGTGTTTTTAGCGTTCTGTTTGTTTCTATTGTCCTGCCAAGCCTGCTGATATTGCCTTTGTCTTTCTTGCTGTATCTGTTTTTCTTGCTGTTGCTGCTCAATAAGGCGGTTCTGTGTCCGTCCTTGAGATGATGCTTTAGCAAGTTCATTAGTCATATCAGCCTGCTCATTTACCTGAGTTAATGCATCAGTATTATGTTGCTGTGTATCTCCCAACTCTGGAGCCTGAGCCATTGCTGTGTCTGCTTGGTCTTTTACAGCTCCAATATATTCGTTTTCAGCTTGGTTTCTTTCTTGTGTTAAACTCATGCTAGTGCTCCTTTAAGTATGCCGTATATTGTTTCAAACATATCTGAGAGACGTGTTTGGCTTTTTGATTGGTCAAGCAGTTCTTGTGCTTCTGCTATACCCGCGGCGTCTGTTTCCATTCCTAAACCTTTCAATACAGCTTGTCCTTCGTTAATAGTGTCCTGCAAAGTGTTGGTTCTGTTCTGCTGTAAGTTTTGTGCTTTATAGGCAGCTGCTTGATATGCATCATCATTACCTGACATCTGAGCACTTTCAGCTCTACCTACTGATTCATATTTATTGTTTGTATCAGAAGCTGTCTGTATTGCTGTTTTGTTTGTATAAACATCAGCTCGACTATTGCTGCTGTCCAGGGCACCTTGTATTACCTCATCAACGTACTTTTTCTGGAAGTCTGTTTTTGCTGTATCATAGTCAGTTGCTTTTCCACCAGCATCTTCCATTGCTTTTTTGTATCTTTCATAAGCACTATCAAACTGTTTTGATAAAGTGTCCATATTCTGAGAAACAGTACCATTTAAGCCAGAAGTATCATAAGCCGTATTCTCAAAGGCAGAGGTAGCGGCTTTTTGAGCGTCAGCCTTTGCCTGAGCTTCTGCCTGTTCCTTTGCCTTTTGTTGCATTTCTTCCTGTGAAGGTCCTCTATAGCCCATTGTTGGTTGTACTGTAGTTTTTCTTGACTGTTGCTGCCCAAGTGTTCCAGCGCCTGTATAGGTGCCATAACTCGTCATCTTTCCAGGTCCATAGGATAGATTAGTATTAGCCATAGAAATATCCTCCATTTGTAACGTCAGTAATAGTTTTATAACTTCCAGTATTGTCTATGGAATCATAGAATGAGCTCTCTGTTTGAGTTAATGATTTTTCTATATTCGTTACTTCCAATCCTAAACGTAAGGCGAACAAATAAGATAAATAGTACGCCATATAGTCGTACAGAACTGTGCTTGGAAAGTCTAACAATGTGTCAGGTGTCCAGCTTTCAATAAAATAGTCTGTTCCATCTGTAGTCAACATTCCATAACCTGTATCAGCATCCGCTTTAATAATATTTAGCACTTTATTTTTTATGTCAAGATTTTCAGTAAATGTAATGTCATCATAAAACCAAATAATCTGTCTATCTGTAAGAATAGCAATATCGTCTTCCCATTCAGCGATATTTAATGTATTTCCTGCTCCAACTTCATTGTCAGTTTCCTTGGAAATATTATAAACTTTTCCATTTGAGGCTGCAAATATTTCGCCTTTGAATATGATTACATCTGTTGTATTAGTGGTTGGATATACTGTGTAATCTTCTGTTTCAGAAGACTTCCAGTTGTGAACACTGAGGGTGTTGTCAGCGTATGTTGATATAAATACAGAGTTGTCTTCTGTTTTAATATATGAAGCTGTTCCATCAGATGAGCGGTCTAATAAGTTACCTTTATATGATGAGATTGCCTTTATAGAAATATTATCAGCTTCTGCTTCAAGATAAAAGCATCCATTTCCAGCAACTAACTTTGTTATAGATGTTCCTTCATCTAATATAATATTGTCAGTACCTTCTTTTAAGTTGTAGACATGAACATTATTATCAAGAACATAAACTAAACGACTATCATAGATGTCCCAAATATCTATACTATTAAGGTCTATAGGTAGCTCAGCTTCTTTCTTTTTAGCTGGAAAAGTCAATGTTACTGGCTTCTTCCAGTAATACATTTTAACAGGGCCAAAAGCATTATAAATCCTTAACTGATTTCCAATAATATCATATGATGTATCAAAATCTGTCATATCATTAGTATGCCGAGGAAGTATGTAGCCATTATATGTTTTAATACAATCGATTTGATAAAAATCCCAAGGTAAATCATTATAACCAACACCAACATCAACTTCATCATAAAAATATTTTATTCCATGATTTATAATCTGTTGATTTAGATGTCTCCAGGCTTGATTCAAGTATTGATTCAAGTCTTTATATGTAAGGTTTTCACTATTTGGAATGTCTGCTAAAACTAATGCACGGTTAATGATTTCAGAAACTTTATATTGCATTATTTTATTCCTTTGTTTTTAATAGTTCCTATTATTTGTTCTTCAAATAACGCCATGAATAAATAGCAGCAAATGCAGCATCTGGATGAAAAAAGTCGTCATCTGGTTCATAAATAACTGTTTTGTTTTCTTCGTCATACTTCCAAACCCAGCTTTCGAACTCATCAGTTAGTATCTCTGAATGAACTAAAAAATCTCCTCTATTAAGAGCTTCTTTCATGTCAATAATGTTTTGAACTTTGTCAACTTTTATAGCATTCTGTATTTTAACGCCATTTTTCTGCACTTCTGCACTAATGGATTGGTCACTATTGTCAGCCACACAAATGCAGTTGTCTATTGGTATGTGGTATTTATTTATAGTTTCTTCCCAAACTTGTTTGACGTTTAAGACTATTTTGCCAACATCAGATTTATTAAACTTTCTTGTTTCCACTTCATAGATTTTATCTTTAGTGTCTTTGAGAAGAGCAACGATTGCATTATAGTCATTAAAACCATAATCAATACCAATACATAAATGGTCAAAAATCTTTCCGTCAAGATTGTCCCACCTATGGAAGTTGGGTATAATAAGTCTAGTTGTGTCTGTTATATTTTCAGCTAAATATTCTCTTCTGTATGTAACATTGTCAGGTGTCCAGTTATTTTCTATAAGAACATCATCTAATGCTGTTGTTGGTATAGTTGGATTATCTTTCATTGTAGCTGTAAAATGGCGCCATGTTGCGGAATCTTTTCCATCTGTTATGTCCTTCCAATAGCCTTTGTTCGTTATTGCTCCAGTTCCTGAAAGAAAACAGAATGAATCACGACCTTTAATGATTGGGCCAAGAATATCTGTCATAAGATAGCCTAATGATTGCTGAGACTGACACTCATCTATAATAATAAGCGAATAATCTGCACCTCTCAACTTTTCTCTGTCAACTTTGCTGTTATTGCCTTTGAGTATTATAGAAGCACCATTTTCAAATGTTATAGAAAGAGCACTGTTGTCTATTTTTGCTGGTATATTTGCTATTTCAACATAATGTTTAATATTTTCCCAAAAAACGTCTTTAACTCTTTCAGAAGTAAGGCCCATGACTAATACACTTCTAGGCTTTTTGAATCCATTTACAATATCGTAACCTTTAGTACAGTGAAGAACAGCGATAGCTGATTCTACATACGATTTACCAGAACGACGGCCACATAGTAAAGTGTTTCTTTTACTATCAAACTTTATGACATCTTTCTGCCAAGGAAAAAGTGTTTTATCGATTTTGTATTCAATAAACTCATTGTCGGCTTCCTGGTGTTTCTGAAAATATTCAGTGGTTTCTTTTACTAAAGACTCAAGTTTGTCTAAAGAACGAACACCTAAATCTGTTCTATCTGGATTAAGCATTCCTTTAATAGATTTATTTACAAATGGTAAAAGATAGTTGTTGGTTTTCTGATTAGTTAAAGCTTCTACAACAGCTTTATTGTAGAGCTGAACTAAATCTTGATTATAGTCTATGATTTTGGTTTCATCATTAAACTCTGCTGTGTGTTTATCTAAACTTTTTATTCCTCCGAGTTTCTTTTTTGTAGCCATAGTTCTTTTCCTCAGATGGGTTTATCCCTCTTATTAAATGCATAAATCAGCAGGGGTATAGTCGCCACCACTGTCACTGTCAATGTCACGCAGCCGATTTTCCAAAGCTTCGACTTCTTCTGCAATGTGCTGTAGTCTTTCGATAGTTGAGTGTAATCCTCCGTTATTTTCTCTAAAGATTGAGTTGAGCTCTCCAAGTCTGTCTGCTGCGTCTGACACTGCACTTTCAAACTTTCTATTTCTTTCTTCTGCTCTTCGTAGTCTGTCTGTAGTTTCAAGTAACTCTGTTCTAGTTGCTGCAAGTTCAGAATCTCTTGATTCAATGCATCTGATACTTCGCCTGAATACGAATACTGCACAAACAGCAATAATAATAAAAATAATGACAATAAAAAATGTCTTGTTCTTTTCTGCATACATCAAAAGCCCTCGCCTAGTTCAAAAATACTTTCTGCATTTTTTTGATAATCGTTTTTATTTTCTTTACGAATAGTCAACTTAGTGCCGTCTTTTAATGTAACTTCTATTAGAACTTTATCTTTCACTGCGTTTATAAGCTGTTGTAAAAAAGCATAGTTTAAGTTATGAGCGACTAATGCGTCTAAGTTCTTTTTATAAAGTTCAGCAGACTTTTTAGCTTCTTCTTCGAGTTTTCTACGATATTCATTATTAGACTTTTCTTCAGCTATTTTACCACTATATTCTGATTTTAAAGATTTGTTTTCCTTCTCAAGACGCTCACATTTTTTACTGAGGTTTTCTATCATTACTTTTTGTTCTTTATTTCTTTTCAACCACATTGTTCGCCTCCTTATTATTGTGTTCGTTTCCTTTCCAGTCTCTCCACTTATAAAAGTCGATAAACTCACCATTAAGCCGCCAAACTTTTGTTGGATATACTAATGTAGCAACAGGTATAGTTTCTGTCACTGGTATTAGTGTTTCTTCATAAAAAAGACAATGTATAATATTTTTAGTAACATCACTATAAACAGCAACAATAGGAACCTCTGTTTCTGGAATACTAAAATACACGTTAATCCAATGAATAAACTTATCATATTTTTCAGAATGGCACAAATCATCCTTTTTCTGAAAACGCTTCCACATTTTAATAGCTCTCCAAATATTTATGTTCTTCAACTTTTCCTGACAAACGATATATGAACCGATTGTGGAAGAATAAAACTCATTAGTAAAATGAGGCTTGTAGATCTTTTTCATTATTCAACTCCTATTTTTAATAGTTCTGGTTCGTCACTAAATAAAATATTGTCCTCAAAGACACTTTGTTTTGTCTTTTTATATAAAACATATAAAACACTATAATAACACCATCCTGAAAGCGTGTTATAACACATTCCACCATGTTCTTTAAAATATTTACTGTTTCGTTTTTCCATAGCGTGCATAGCACAGTCTAAACCTTTTTCATATATTTCATCGGCTGACATACCAAGTTTTTTAAGTTTTTTACATACCAGTGCGTGACAGATCCTATGCATGCATTTAAATATTGTCTCTTCATCTCCTTCAGCTTCTGCTTTTCTATAAATCTCCTCTGTGTTTTTCCAGTAAGGATTATTTTTATCTAAGTAATCTAAACACAATGTTTGGGATTTTCTTTTCATTGGTTTCTCCTCTTTTACAGCATCTAATAAACATCTCTACAGTGTTTTTAGTGTTAATGTCAGTAATACTGTTACATATATCATCTAAATAAAAGTAATGTCCTTCAACATTTATCACTAGTGGAGTGTTCTTCATCATTCCCACAAAGTGGCCTCTACTATCATAAACACTATATGTTTTGTAATAAGTTTCAAGGTCGACTTTTTTGATTTTTTTAGTATCAATAAATATCTTCATCTAAATCTCCTCTAAAAAGCTTTTGTTTCATATTTTTATAGTTTTGTGAAGCTAATGTTCTATCAAATGAACTATACGTAAAGACTGGATTCTCATTAATATCTTCAACCAAAACACAGTATAAATCTGTTAACTCCAGAAAATATATGATACCTTTCGTTGTTGCATGAAAACGTAAAATCTTCCAACTACTATTAAGTACGTCCATAGAATATTCTCCTATATTTGATCTTCATCAATAAAATCATTTCTAACTGCTTCAGACACTATTTCATCATAGAATGCGTCTAGAACTCTCAAATCACCATATTTTTTCACGTAACGTAAAATCCAGTGTACTGCATCATGTGTCTGTTTGTTAATGAAAATAAAGTCGTCTTCATTTGATAAGTCTGTATAGTTTTCTGAAGTTGCAAAATATCTATGATGAAGATTAGCTGCCTTTTGCAGTTTAGTCCTTGTTATTGGATCGATTCCATTCTGTTTTTCCTTCATTTTCTTTCTGAAGTCTTTCCAGATTTTAGTTCTTCGGAATGCCGCTTTCATGTCTGATTCTTTCGTCATATTTATTCCTC